AGCGGTCGGACTACACCCTGCTCAACGCAAGCGGCTCGACCGACCCGTTTTGCCCGCCCGGCTGCTACGTGGACCTGCTGACCGCGAGGTACAGCACGGTCGATACTGGTCGTGAGGTCGCCCGATTTACGGCGTGCAACGACGACCTTGAGATTCCCGACGACGGCGGCTTTGAGTGCATCGAGGCCGAGCATCGGTCCACGGTCGAGTCGATCAATCGGCGATGGGCGTTCCTCAACCCACAGCCCAACGATTCCAGTTGCCTCACCTACGTCGATTCGCCGACGTTCGACGAGCAACGCTCTGCCGAGTGCCGCGACACCGCGCTTGTGCCCGGCGGATTCCCGGCACGGCTGCGGCGGACCATCCAACGCAACGCCGACGGCAGCGTCTGCAACATCCTCGACCGCGATGGCCCTGAGGAGTTTTGCCTCGACCGTTATCAGGCCACGTGCGTGACCGACATTCCCAACGTGAGCCGGGCGACCGTCACGACCACGTACCAATATGCGGTCGGCTGCCGCCAAGGGTCGTTCTTCTGGCTCCGCGAGGTCGAGGTGCGGCAACCCGACAACGTCGACCCGTCGTGCCCGCAGGCCGCAGGCGCCCTCATCTACCGCGAGCGGTACCAAGAGGAGTACACCTGGTCGATCGCAACCGAGCGGGCTGACGGGTGCCCGGTCAACGTCTGCGACGGCTACCAGCGCGAGGGCACGTACTCGACGTTCCCGACCGCACCCGGCGTCGTGACGCCTGCCGACGGCGCGTTTCTGTTCCTCTGACCATGGCGTGCGGCTGCTCCAACACCAGTGCCGCCGACCTGCGACCGACGCGGGCGGCCATGTGCCAGGCGTGTCCGTTCGCCGAGCGGCTGCCCAGCGGCAGCGCGATCACCTGCACCATCTCGGGCCGGTCGATTCTGACGGTTGTGCATGTAGAGGACGCGTGCCCAAGAAGGCGACACCCCGACCGCGATGGCCAAGTGCGATGGGCTGGCGCCGACTGGCTGGGCGTGCCCGAGCCGATCCGCTGGCGATTGGTCTGGGATCTAGGCCGCGAGCCGCAAGGGCTGGTCGGCTGCGGGTGCCTTGCGGCCGTCAAAGCCTCTAGGGCGGGCCCGTGGCTGGAACCCTGGCTGGAGGGGGTCCAAGCCCTGCGGACGCGGCTGGCGGGCTTTATGGGCGACTGGCGGGCAGCCATGGCCGCCGACGTCACGTTGACGCCGCACTGATTAGCAAACACAACCCTACCGACCCGTTCGGGTCCTGCTGACGATCTGCACAAATCGCGGGCGTGGACTGGACTGACCCGTGCGGTTTGCCGATAGACTTGTATATCAGTGGGGCAGCGAGCCCCGCGACCAGCACCGCGATGGAGACCAGCAATGACCGACCCGATCCTCAACGGAACCAATCCCGCCGCCGACCGCCGCCTCATGGAGGACGTCATGTCCGCGCCCGATCCGTTCGACGGCGGCTGCGCACACGACTGCGCCGACCGTCACGATACCCGTGGGCTGACCGAGGCCGACCTGTCGCGTGCCGACCGCCACGTGATCGCCATGTGCGAGTCGTCGTTCGAGTTGGGCTGGCTGCGCTGCTACCGCAAGGCCGAGGCGATCGTGGCTGACCTGCCGATCGACCCCAGCGTCAAGGCATCTGTGCTGCTCGCCATCATGGGTTTGCCAGGCAAGCCCTCGACCGACGCCGCCAAGGCGCACCGCCGCGACCAGGTCGAGATGCACCTGCGCATCGCGTTGGGTGCCTGATAGACTTCTCTCTCCTCCTCTGCGGCACCGGCCAACGCCGACGCCGCGGTTTCGCCCATCATCACCGCCGGACTCGTGGGCGACCGGCATGGAGAACATCAATGACCGTTCGCAAAATGACCGACCGTGCCTTTGGCGACTACGCCGCCGACAAAGACGTCAACGCCTCGGCCCTGAGGGCTGGCCGCAAGTCGATGCTGCACATGAAGGCCGTCATCGACGGCGTGGCCAAGGAGCCGTCGCCCGCGATGCTGCTCGGCTCGGCCTTGCACGCCGCCATTCTGGAGCCCGCCCGGTTCGGCGAGATGCTGCGCGTCGCTCCCGACGTTGACCGCCGCACCAAGGCGGGCAAGGAGGAGTACGCCGCGTTTGTGGCGTCGCTGCCGAAGAACGCCATCGTCCTGACCGCAGACGACTACAACGCCGTCCGCGATGCACAACTTGCCGTCAACGCCACCATAGTGCCAAACCTCATGGGTGCAGGCGAGTCCGAGGTGTCCGTCTACTGGGGCGAGCAGTGCGGCGACAAGGTGGTCGGGTGCAAAGCCCGCCTCGACTGGCTTGGGCACCTGGCGGGCCAGCCGGATCAGGGCATCATCATCGACATCAAGACGACCCGCGACGCCAGCCAGGGTGCGTTCGCGCGGTCGGCAGCGTCGTACGGCTACCTGCACCAGGCTGCGTGGTACATGCGGGCCGCGGCTCGCCTCAACGCCACGGGGCAAGGCCCCAAGATCGCCGACTACTTCATGGTCGCCGTCGAGATGGAGGCCCCGTACGCCGTCGGCCTGTACCGGCTGTCGAGCGACGACCTGAGGGCCGCGGACCTCGACAACCTTGAGACACTGCAATGCTGGGCCGCCGCGTGCGAGGCCGACCAGTTCCCGGGCCCGACCGGCAGCACCATCCGCACCCTGAACGTGCCCGAGTGGGTGTTCCGCTCGGCCAATCCGACCGTGAGCAGCGTGCAGGACGACCTGCTCGACGGCGACATCACCATCCCTTTCTGAGGAGAACCCAATGACCAAGAAAACCACCAAGCAGCCGGAGTTGGACGACCTGTCGTTTCTCGCCGACGCCACGCCGAACCAGCCGGAGCCGGAGGCGACCAAGCCGGAGCCCAAGCCCGAGCCGGTGCCGGAGCCGGTGCCTATGCCCGTCATCAGGCCCGAGCCGCCGCCGGTGCTCGCCAAGGCCGAGGTGATGCCGCCGCCAACGCCGATCCGGTTCGGCCCTCGGGGCTTCGAGCCCGACACGTTCGAGGCCGTGCAACGCCTGTCGCGGTTCTACTTGGCGGGCGACGCCCTGCCCAAGTCCACGATGGCCGGGGCCCGCGACGCGACGGCTGTGCTTGCCCGCATCGGCATCATTCTGGAGCGTGGCAAGGCGCTCGGCCTGCCCGCGGGCACCGCCCTCGAAAGCATCACGATCATCAACGGGCGGGTGTGCCTCTGGGGAGACGCCATGCTCGGCATTGTCCTGGCACACGCCGACTGCGAAGGCGTCGAGTGCGTGATGCAGGGCACCGGCGACGACCGCTTCGTCGTCTGCACCGCCTACCGCCGCGGCCGCAAGGTGTCGCCGTCACGGTTTGGCGTGGCCGACGCCAAGCGGGCTGGCCTGTGGGGCAGGTCGGGCCCGTGGTCGTCCTACCCCGACCGCATGCTCCAGGCACGTGCTCGAGGCTTCGCCCTCCGCGACACGTGGGCGGACGTTCTGACGGGCACCAAGGTTGCCGAGGAGGTGCTCGACTACGACGAGAACCGCAACCACGCCGAGGGGCTGGCCGAGTTGATGGAGCGGCTTCGGGCAGGATAACGCGCCCATAGGGGCCGGTGGCGCGGGCTACGGCCGCAATAACCGCCCCAGCGACGAACGTGCGGACCTTCACCGCACGTCACTCCCCCGCGGTGTGCGGGCGTTCGCAACAAACACCTGGGACCGGCGATCGAAAGGCCGCCGGAGCCCATTGGAATGGCGCCAGAGCGTCCGTCGGCGGCACCGGCCCTCGTGTTGGGGGTCGGCCGCCGGCGGCTCTGGCGGGCATCCAGACGGCAAGGACGAATGACATGAAGACGATTCTGGCGACGATCAAGGGCACGACCTCTCTCCTCCAGCACCGCTTCGGCGAGAAGGCCGAAATCGCGGTGCAGGCCAACACCCGCCGCATGAAGGTCGAGGCGAACACGGCGACGCCGCGTGACGCCGCCGAGCAGGTGTCCTACCAGCGTGACGACGGCACGTTCTACTTCCCCGGTGCGGCGGTTGGCCGCCTGATCCGCGAGGCCGGTGGCGGCCACAAGATCAAGGGCAGCCGCAAGTCGGCGAAGTACGTGGTGCCCGCGGCGGTGCTGGTCATGGACGACACCGTGACCATCGCCGACGAGGACGGCAAGCCGGTGGGCGACTTCGAGGTGGACTCGCGTCCGGTCGTGATCCCGGCGACGAAGGGCCGCGTGATGCGGCACCGCCCGCGGTTCGATCGGTGGACGGCGAAGGTGACGATCCGCGTGAATGACGAGATTTTGGATCCCGATTTCGTGCATCGCCTGCTGGTCGAGGGCGGGCAGCAGATCGGGCTGGGCGACTTCCGGCCCGAGAAGGGCGGGCCGTTCGGCACGTTCATCGTGACGGAGTGGTCGGAGAAGTAAACAACGAGGCCGGGAGCGGCGGGGCGGGGCAGGGCTCGGCAAGGCGAGGCCAGGCGGGGCGGGGCAAGGCAAGGCAGGGCAAGGAACATCCGCAACGGCGAAAGCCGGGGCGGGTGGTTTGCGGCGGCGCGGGGCCGGGTGTGGTCTGGCTTGGCAGGGCTGGGCTTGGCGGGGCGTGGCAAGGCGAGGCGGGGCAAGGCACGGCAAGGAACATCCACCGCAGCGGAAGCGGCGGTGGGTGGTTTGGACGCGCGGCCAGGCGGGGCTGGGCAAGGCCGGGCGGGGCGGGGCACGGCATGGCAAGGCACGGCGAGGTCAGGCGGGGCGTGGCAGGGCAAGGCATGGAACATCCGCACGAGAGGAATCGCGTGCGGGTGGTTTGGACGCTGGGCTCGGCTCGGCGTGGCCTGGGACGGCCGGGCAGGGCTAGGTGCGGCACGGCGCGGCGCGGCAAGGCACGGAACATCCACCGCGGCGACAGCGGCGGTGGGTGGTTTGTTGGCGAGGCGGAGCCGGGCCCGGTCTGGCTTGGCCGGGCTGGGCTTGGCGTGGAAAGGCTTGGCAATGCGAGGCAAGGCACGGACGATCCGTCAGGCGAAAGCACGGCGGGTCGGTTGGGAGGTTCACATGGACGACGACTTGGAAGCCGTCGCGGTCAAGTTGGCCGCGACCAAGGAACGCGAGTACCAGCACGGCTGGCGGGCGTACGTCAACGGCGCCAAGAGGCCCGCGACGCATTGGGCGGCCGTCGGCTGGGACGAGGCCTGGCACGCGGACCAAGCGTGCTGGCGGCCGATTGAGTGGTCGCGGAATCGTTGGTGATTGGCCTTGCGTTATCGGCCGCGGGCCGGTATGCTGTGGGTGCAGACCCCCCAATAGAGACTCATGCAGACCTCATCGACATTCCGACCCCGCACCGTGCCTTGGCGTACTGCATGCGCCGGGGGTCTGCCACGGTGTCGGGTCGGGCTGTCGGAGAGCGGATATGTCCAACCTTGACATGACCGACGGAATCTACCGTCGCATCTACTCGGGTTTCATCAGTCACCCGAAGATCAATGCGTTGTCATGGATGGCCGAGGCATGGTTCTGGCGGCTCGTCGTGCTGGCGGACGACTACGGCAACCATCCGGCAAACTGGCGACTGTTGGCCGCCATTGCAAGCCCTGTGCGTGACATCTCCGCGGCTGAGGCCAAGGCCTTGACGGAGGAGTGCATCGCCCAATCGCTGGTCACCCTGTACGACCACGAGGGGCAGCCGTACCTGAACATCTCGGGCTTCACCAAGCGGCAGCCCGCCAACAAGAACGGGCGGCGGATTCAACGCTTCCCGATGAACGGCCCCGTGCCCACTGGGGAATCCGGGGGAATCCGGGTGAATCCGGGTGAATCCAAGGGAATCCGGGTGAATCCGGGTGAATCCGGGGGAATCCGGGTGAATCCAGTCCCTCCTATACCTACTCCTATTCCGATTCCAAATCCGACTCCTACTCCTACCTCGACTCCGAGCGATCCGACGCCAACCGATGGCATCGGGCCGCGACCGATGACCATGGACGAGCGGCAGCAGGTCAGGCAGGGATTGATTCGCATTGGGGTCGATTCAGGGGCAGCACAGCAGGTAGCCCTGCACCCGCTGCTCACCCTTGCCATGGTCACGAGCAACATGAAGGCCGTGAAGAAGTCCAAGGGCGTCAAGTCGCAAGCCGCCGTGCTGCTGACCAGGCTGCGCCGTGAACTGGAGATTGCGGAATGACCAACCACGAACCAGCACGGCTCATCGGACCAATCTGGGACGACCAAGCCGCCAGCCGCGTCGCCGTCGCCATGTCCGCCATGGTCAGCGAGACGCTCAAGTTGTCCGCCATGCTCACGTCGCATGGCAAGGACCATCACGTGCTGTTGCAAATCGGTGACGTGTACCGGGCGATGGACGACGCCCTGGAGGCCATCGAACGCCTTGAAAAGCAGGTGCGGGCGGGCAGGGCGTCGGCCGAGGAACGGTTGGAAGTGGCGAAGGTGAAAGCAGGGCTGAGGCCCGAAGGAGAAAAGCAATGACCGAGGAAAACCTGTTCGACGACAGACCGTTGCAAGCCCGGATCGATGACGCGTGGCGCCGGTTTGCCGCCATCCGTCCCAAGTCGCCGATCGTCCGGCACGACTCGCCCATCACCTCGCGGTGCGTGGCCGAGCGGCTGGCCGAGTCCGACCGATTCCGCCTACGTCTTGAGGTGCTGCTGCAGGCCGTGTGCGACGCCGGCGACAACGGCATCATCGACGACGACCTGATCTGTGCGTTTCCCGACTGGCCGCCATCGAGCGTTACGGCGACCATGTCGCGGCTCCGCAACTGGGAACTGGTCAAGGCCGGGCCCGACACCAGGCCGACGCGGTACGGCAACCCCGCGCTGATCAACCGGGTATGGTGATACGATCGAATACCATGCCACGCAACCAGACGCCCGAGCCGCCGCGATCCGTGCAAGCCGTCATCATCGACATGGCGAGAGGCCTGCACCCCAAGGACATTCGGCGGCGGGCTCCGTGGATGAACCGGGCGAACGTCACGGCGTACCTGACGGGCAAGCCGATCCGAATGTCGGAGCGGGCCATCGACCAGATTATCGTGGCGATCTTGGATGCGAAAGGGAAGTTGTGACCCAAGGCGAAGGAGGCCGAATGACAGACGACGACACCATGGCTCTGCTTGCTCGCGTGCAATGGCTTGAAGCCGAGAATCAGCGGCTGATCGAGCGTGCGGCACAGGCCGAAGCCGACCGCGACACCCTCGCGGCGGAGGTCGAGGCGTGGCGAAAGTGGTTTGACCGAGAACCAGAAACAATCATCACCGAGCCTTTGGGGTGGCAAGATGTCATCAACAAGCGGGCCGCCACCGATGCGGCAAAGGCGATGGAGGAGAAGTGAGCGACGACTATCAAGATGCGGCAGGTATACCCGTCTCGCGACCGGCGGAAATCACGTACCTCCTGCGATGCCTGAGCGACGACTGCGAATGGCGAGCGTTTGAGGTCGAGGAATACATCAAGCAACTTGAAGCCGACCGCGACACGCTCGCGGCGGAGGTCAGGGCGTGGCGTGAGGCAAACGCAGCCGCAAAGGATCGTACTGGAAAACTGGCAATCGACCTCATCAATGACGATTGGTCGATATCGAAAGTTGGCGCGGCATTGAACCGCACTGTCAGTTCGGGTGCCCTGACGCGGGCGAAGGAGGCCAAGTGAAGAAGGCCATGACCGCCCGCCAGTATCCGACTGACATGGACCGCGTGCCGCTATCCGAAGTTGTGCTGCTGCGGCTGGCACCGATCACCGATCCGGCCATCCCGCGTCTGGTCGAGTCGATCGTGCGGACGCTGCGGGCGGTCGAGGCCGAGCACCGGCGAGCAACACGCGACGAACGTCGAGAGGTGACGTTGTGGACGAAGAAGGCCAAGTGACCCAGTACACTGGTGCATGGGCCGAGCCGAGAACAACGTTACGAAGCAGGTGCGGCTCGCCATCACCCAAATGGGCGACCGGGCAGCGTTCGTCCGCGTCCAGGCCGGCACGTTTACCATCGCCGACCGCCTCATCCGTGGCGCCGAGGCGGGCACGGCCGACCTGATCGGCGTCTACCGCGGCGTGCCCGTAGCCATGGAAATCAAGACCGACACAGGCCGCCAGACCGCCACGCAGCGGGACTGGGCGGAACGCTGGGAAGCGGCGGGCGGCGTCTACCGGGTGATCCGGGGCTACAACGACGCCCTGTGGCTGTTCACGGAACTGGACACCAGGCTCGACCGCTTGGGAGGCACGTAACCAGTGCCCAAGATCCGCGCCCATTCCCCGGAATCGGCGTGGGTCCCGTCCCTTGACGCCTGCCGCACCACGACCACCGACAGGACGCACCAGGTCGAACGCCGCAAGGCCGAGGCGAAGGCCAAGGCACGGGTCAAGGCCATGCCCATCGGGCAGCCCGTGGAGGCCGTCTGGAAGACGATGGGCGGCAAGCAGTACGTCAGGAGGGGAACGCTGCTCGCGTGCGTTCCGTGGCATCCAGAGCCGTCTGTGCTGGTCGCCACCATCCTGCTCGACGACGGGCAGACGCTGCGGGTGGACGCGACCAGACTGAGGCGGGCAAAGTCGGTACACTGACCGCATGACGAACCGAGCAACACTGTGGTCCGCCGTCGCCATCGCGCTCGCGGTGGCGTCGGCTTGTGGGTGCAAGGGCAAGGCGGCAGCGTCCGCGTCGGGTGGCGGCCTTCCGGCCGCGACGCAGGCGACCAAGGCCGCCGCCGTGGAAGTTCGGGGTGCCGCGGCAACGATCGACACCGCAAACCGCAGGATCGAGGCCGCGGCACCCGCTCTCTCAACCGAAACCCAGACCATCGCCACCGGAGTCGCCCGACTCAACAGCGTGGCAGGCACGCTTGAGGCCACCGGCACCGGCATCGCGGCCGGCGCCGAGCAACTGGCCAAGGCCGAGGCGGACCTCGCCGACGCCCGCAAGCGGATCGCCGACCTTGAGGAAGCCAAGGACGGGCTGTTGTCGCGGCTGCTGACGTTTGGTGCCGTCGCGGGCCTCGGGCTTGCCGTCGTGGGCGGCGTCTGGCTGCGGTCGGTCAACGCCGTGGTGACGGGCCTCGGCATCTTCGCGGCGTGTGTGGCGGGCCAGTGGATCATCGCGTACCGCGCGGCCATCGCCATCACGGGCCTCGTGCTCGTCGGGTTGGTGCTCGGCTGGAAACTGCTCAAGGAGCACTTGGCGGCCCAGCAACTTGTCACCACGATCGAGGCGGGCAAGGGGACCATCGCCGACTGGCAAGCATTCGCGTCGGTGGCGAACAGCGTGCAGAACAAGTACACCCGTCGTGTGGTCGACCAGGTGCAGAAGTCGTTGGGCATCAAGAAGGCGGCTAAGCCATGAGCGAGTCCATTACGGTCGATGCGAACAAGCACATCGTCGGCAAGGGCACGCCGGGCCAGTGGATCGCGGGCGGCGCCACGCTGCTGACGGTGGCGGCGGTCATGTGGGATGCGAGGGTGACAGCCGCCCGTGCCCTCGAGTTGGCGAACAAGGCGGTCGAGGCCACGGCGGCGACACAGGCCAAGGTCGACGGGGCCCTGATCGAACTGGGCTCTAGGCTGGGCCGGATCGAGGGCCTGCTCGAGGCGATCAGGGCCGAGAAGCGGGGCGGCTGATACAGTTTGGTCATGACAGTCGAGCCGACGATTGTGGGATCAAGGGCCATCGTGCCCGCATCGACCGAGCCGGCGGCGACCGACTCCGGGCTCCTGGCTGATCCGCACCATGCCCATGAGGACGCCCGCATGGTGGCCCGGGCGTTGAAGCACCGGTGGCCGATCCCAGAGCACATGCGGCCCAAGATCGTCGATCGGCTGGTTGACATCGCCACGGCGAGCCCGGACGACTCCGACGCCATCAAGGCGGCGAGCGTGCTGCGGACCATGGACGGCGACAACCTGACGGCCGAGATTGAGGCCGAGAAGAACGCCCGAATCGACGCTGGCAAGCCAACGCAGGCGGTCCAGATGTACGGCAAGCGGGCCCCCATCGACGAGGTGTGATGGACTACGAACCGTTCGGTGCGGCCTTGGCCGTGTGGAAGAGCAAGTCGCCCGAGGTGCTGGTGCCGGGCCCGGCGGGCACGGGCAAGACCCGCGCGATTCTCGAGAAGGTGCACCTGTACCTGCTCAAGTACCCCAAGACCCGCGGGCTGATCGTCCGCAAGACGCGGGCGAGCATGACCGAGAGCGTGCTGGTGACGTTCGAGAGCAAGGTGGTGCAGGCGGGCTGCACGCTGACCAACCAAGCACGACGCACCAGGTCGGCGTACGACTACGACAACGGCTCGACGCTGGTGGTGGGCGGGCTCGACAACCCCGACCGGATCATGAGCACCGAGTACGACCTGATCGCGGCGTTTGAGGCCACCGAGTTGAGCGAGGACGATTGGGAGAAGTTGACCACGCGCCTCCGCAACGGCAAGGGCCCGTACCACCAGATTATCGCGGACTGCAACCCCTCGGCACCGTCGCACTGGCTCAAGCGGCGGGCCGACCGCGGGCAGATGGCCGTCTACGAGTCGCGGCACAAGGACAACCCCATGCTGTGGGACGAGGCCAAGGGCGACTGGACGCCGGCGGGCCAGAAGTACCTCGCCACGCTGCAGTCGCTGAGCGGGCATCGCCGTGCCCGGCTGCTCGACGGGCGTTGGGCCGCGGCCGAGGGTCTGGTCTACCCCGAGTTCGACCCGACGGTGCACGTGGTCAAGGCCATGCCGCCGGGCTGGGAAGCGTGGCCCAAGATCAGGTCTATCGACTTCGGGTACGTCCACCCGTTCGTCTGCCAGTGGTGGGCGGTTGACGGCGACGGGCGGATGTACTTGTACCGCGAGGTGTATCGCTCAAAGCGGACGGTCGCCGACCACGCGAGGCAGATCGTCGCCCTGTCCGCCAGCGAGACGTACCTAGCCACGGTGACCGACCACGACGCCGAGGACCGCGCCACGCTCGCGTCGGCTGGCATCCAGACCATTGCCGCGAACAAGGACCACCGGACGGGCCGCGACTCGGTGCACGGGCGGCTGCGGGTGCAGGGCGACGGGCGGCCACGGCTGTACTTGCTCGACGGCTGCACGGTCGAGACGGACGCGGACCTGTACAACGCCAAGCGGCCGACCTCGACGCTGGCTGAGTTCGACGCGTACTGCTACCCGCCTGGTCAGGACGGCAAGGCGGCCAAGGAGGAGCCGATCAAGGCCAACGACGACGGCCTTGACGCGCTGCGATACGCGTGCATGTACTTCGACGGGCCCAAGGCGTCGATGGGCGCATGGGTCGGGCGTGTCGCCGACGCGGGTACACTGGATGAGGCGACCGAATCACGCGGATGGGCATGACCACCATGGCAAAGCGAACCACCAAGAAGGCGATTGAACCCGACCAGCGCGAGATTCCCGGCGCGTGGGTGTCGGCGTCGCTCATCCCGGGCGAGTCGTCGACCTCGTACAACAACCAGAACACGGGGCGCGACTACGAACTGGTCACGCGCGGCATCACGGGCACGGCCTACCGCGCGGCGACGATCAACGCCACGGTGCTGTCGGGCCAGACCTTGCGGCTGTTCCGCAAGACCGGAACGGGCATCGCCAAGGCCGGACGCAAGGTGGTCGATAAGCGGATCGTCAAGCACGCGACCAACCGCGGGCGGGTCAAATCGCTCATCGGCAAGGCGGCCACGTATGCCAACCGGGCGGGCGATGAGGTGGAGGAGGTGCTGGACCACCCGGTGCTCGACCTGCTGCAGAACCCCGATCCCATCTACACCGGCAGCATGTGGCTGCACATGCTGTTCTGGTTCAAGGAGGTGGCGGGCCGCGCGTACCTTTACGTAGGCGAGAAGGTCAACGGCGTGCCGGTGTCGGCGTACATCCTGCCATCGCAGTTCGCCTGGCCGATGTTGAGCGACACGGGCTTCATCGCCGGGTACTACTACGGGCGGAACCGGGCTTCGCCCATGCGGATCGCGGCCGACGACGTGGTGTACCTGCGGCAGCACGGCAGCCCCGTGCACCCCGCGGGCGGCATGTCCTGGCTGTTCAGCGTCATGGCCGAGACCGACATGGAAGCCGCGGCCCTCCAGGCTGAGGCCCAGCGGTGGCTCAACGGCGGCATGCCGGGCATGGTGTTCAAGGCGGCCCCGACCACGACGGACGCCCAAATGCGGCAGATCAACGCCCACCTCAACCAGAGCACACGCGGCGTCGGCAAGGCGGGGTCGATCCTGCTGCTGCGTGACACGGAGTTGATCCAGTACGGCACCAAGCCTCACGAGATGCAATACGTCGAGGGCATCACCACGACCGAGAAGCGGATCTACGACGCGGCGGGCATCCCCGAGCCGATCTACCGGCTCAACTCGGCCAACCTCGCGTCGGCGACGGTGGCGAACGCTCAGTACATGCGGTACACGATCGCTCCGCGGCTGGCGACGCTCGCGGGCGAACTGACCGAACTGCTGCTCCCCCACTACGGCGTCGAACCCGGCGAGATGTGGTTCTGCTTCGACGACCCGACGCAGGACGACCAGATCGCCTTGGCGACGGAACTGCGGGCGGCCGAGGCGCAGGGCATCATCACGCCCAACGAGTACCGCGCGGTGATGGACCTCGAGGCGCTGCCGGACGAGGCGAACCTCATGCGGTACCGCCAGACCGAGGCACCGGCCCCGATGGGCATCTTCGGCGGCGGCATGCCGACCCCGGCGAAGGCCGAGGACATGCCCAGCGAGGACGTTGGCGAGGCGTCGGTGGACGTCGAGCAGCCGACCCCCGAAGACGCCCCCGAAGTCACCCCCGAAGACGCCCCCGAAGTCGAGGCCAAGTCGATGGCGACCAAGCCATGCGACCGACCCCGCGTTCCCCGCAAGTACAAGGCCGCGACGCTGTGGGACGAGGCGACCGGCGTGCCGACCGTGGGCAGTTCGCTGTTCCGCCGATTCCTGTCGGCGTTGACCGGCTGGTACACGACGGCCGTGCCGAGCATGATCGACGACACCGGCATCGTGCAGATGCCCGACAATGCCGCCATCGCGGACCTCAACAAGATCGCCGATCGGTTCGTCGCCGACATGCTGCGAACGGGTGCGATGGACGGCCTCGCCAAGATCGGCATGGACCCCGACGACGGCGCGTTCAACGTCGCCAGCGAGACGGCCATGTCGTACGTCCGCAACCGCGGCCTCGAACTGGCCAAGACGATCCCCGAAACGCTCAAGGGCCACGTGGCCGTCGCCATCGAGAAGCAACTGGCCGCGGGCACCAGCATCGCCGACCTGCGCGACGCCATCCGCGAGGTGGCCCCCGACCTCACTGAGTGGCAGGCCGTTCGCATTGCCAGGACCGAGACGGCCATGGCGTACTGCGAGGGCAACCGCCAAGCATGGGAACAGCAAGGCGTGGCGACCAAGGCGTGGATCGTCGCGGGCGGCCCGTGCCCCATCTGCGAGGGCATCGGCGAGGCCTACCCCAACGACATTCCGATTGGCGAAGCGTTCTCCACGGGCAGCGGCTCGTGGCAGGCCCCGCCCGCACACCCGAACTGCCGGTGCGACCTGCTGCCCGGCGTGGAGTACGTCGATGACGAGTGACCGTGCAACCCAGATCGTTCAGGCCATCCGCCGCCGGGCCGTCGCTACCGGCGTCCTGACCAAGGCCGACAGCCCGATTGGCGTGATGGCTGGCAAGCAGACCTACCACGCCAAGGCCAAGGTCAAGCAGGCCGCGGGGCAACCCCTTGAGGTCATCTGCTACGCCTCGACGGCGGCGGTGGACCTGGAGCAGGAGGTGGTGCTGCCCAGCGGCTGCGACATGCAGACCTACCTGGGCGTGAACCGCAACCTGTTCGTGGACCACAACTACGACGTCTGCTCGGCCGTGGCCACGGTTCGGAGCATGTCGCTCACGCCGTCGGGCTGGTTGTGCCACGGGGTGTTCCACGACGACATGACCAACCCGTACGTGCGGGCGTGCGTGGCGCTGGCCAAGGCGGGCACGCTGGCCATGTCCATCGGCTTCGAGGCCCTTGAGTGGGGTGCTCCGACAGCCGCCGAGACCGTGGCGTACCCCGGCATCGAGTCGATCGTCCGCCGGTGCAAGGTGCTCGAGGTGTCGTACACCGCCCTGCCCATGAACGTGACGTGCCGCATGGTGTCGGGCGGCGGCCGCGACATGGCGGCCAGCGACAAGAGCCGCAAGGCCCTTCTGGAGGCCAAGGTGCCCGACCGCGTGATGGCCGACTTCGGGGTGCGGGCCGTGCGAACGATCGTCCTGCGGTGACGCGGGTACACTGACGACGCATTCCCTCCTTCTCCCTGCCAGCGATGCGACGGCACGCTGGCGGGCTTCAACCGAATACACCTGCAAACGGCAGGTATCGCACGCCGGCCCGAGTGTTTCGCGCCGCGTGCCGTGCCGAGTCCGAGCAGAGAACACCATGTTTGCGGCCACGCCGCGAAAGGTTCTCATGCTCACTCGCAAGACTCTCATTGACTCGCTCAAGGCCAACGGCCTGACCGGCGACGTCACCATCGACTCCGCCAAGGCGTATATCGCCAAGTTGGACGCCGAAGGCATCAAGTTCACCGACGCCGACGGCGCTGCCATCGACGTTGACTCCGTGTGGTCCACGTTCTCCGCCGTCAAGGTCGCCGACGACGTGGCCTCCGTGAAGGGCTCCAAGGCCCCTCACGCGGCCATCGCCGACGCCGACGAGCCCATCAGCGGCGGAACCCCGCAGCGGTTCAGCATCGGCAACAACGTCAAGAAGGCGTACGCCGCGAAGATCAAGTCCGGCCGCGCCGTGTTCCACGACGCCGATCAGGCCGAGGCCTTCGGTTCGTGGGCCCGCCTCGCCCTCCTCGGCACGTACGACTACGGCTCCCAGAAGCGTGCCGACATCGACATCTGCCGCAAGGCGCAAGTGGAGTTCAACAACCAGTTGGGCGGCGCGCTCGTCCCCATCGAGTTCCTCCCGAACCTCGTGTTCCTCACCGAGCAGTATGGCATCGCCCGCAAGGTGGCGAACGTGGTGCCGATGTCCCGCGACGTGATGACGGTGCCCCGCAAGACGGGTCTCGCGTCGATGGTCCCCGTGGCCGAAACCGGCACGATGACCCCGGCGGACAACTCGTACAACAACGTCACCCTGACGGCCAAGAAGTACGGCGTGCTGTACCAGATCAGCCGCGAACTGATGGCCGACTCGGCCGTGAACATCGCCGACGACGTTGCCCGCAGCATCGCCGAATCGCAGGCGATCGCGGAGGACAACGCCTACTTCCTCGGCGACGGCACCTCGACCTACGCCAACCAGGTCGGCCTCGCCAACGCCCTGCCTGCCTCGGCCTACGTCGACGTTTCACTCACGTGGCCGAACATGACCGTCGCCAGTTTCACCACGGTGATGGGCAGCGTCGAGAACGTGAATCCCGCGCGCCTCGCGTTCGTCTGCAGCCGCCAGTTCTTCGCACAGGTCATGCTCCGCGTGGACAAGACCGCCAACCAGTTCAAGGAACTGACCATGGGCGGCCTCGGCGGCGACGCGACTTTCCTCGGCTACCCCGTGTTCTTCTCGCAGGTCCTGCCGAAGGCGAGCGGGAGCAACATCAAGTCGTGCTACTTCGGCGACTTCACCGGCGGCACGATGCTGGGCGACCGTCGCCAGTTGGAAATTCAGACCTCCGACCAGTTCTACTTCAACAACGACAGCATCGCCGTCCGCGGCACCAGCCGCTTCTGCGTGGATGTCCACGGCGACGGCCGCGGCTCGACCTATGGCCCGGTGGTCTGCCTCGTCGGCGACTGATCCGCCCTGACTCACACGAAAGGACTCTGACTCATGAACGTTCTCCTCAACGCTTTCATCAAGGGCGGCACCTCGACCGGTGGCCCCCTCGACATCAACGGCACGACCAACAGCGGCGTTGCCTTCGACCTGACCTCCCTTGGCGGTCTGGGCGAAGCGGCGGCCATCGTCACCATCGGCAACATCGCGGCCGACGCGACGGCGCTCAAGGTCCAGCACAGCAACGACAACAGCAACTGGGACGATGTTTCCGGTGCTGCGTTCACCAGCACGGCCCTGCCGACGGCGGCGGGCGGTGACAACGACTGCTGGCTGTTCCACTTCCGCACGGGCGGCTCGCTCCGTCGCTACCTCCGCGTGGTGGCGACGGCTGGTGCGGGCGCCACGCTGTACGGCGTGGTGTGGATCGGCCTGCACGGTGCGCAGGGCGTGACCGGCACCACCGAAGTCGAGCGGTCGGCTTCGCAGGGCCTCGGCAACACCACCTCGCTGCTGGGTCGCGTGGTCGTGGCCGTCTGATTCTCTCGCTCACACACCCTCGGCCCGCGGCGAAAGCAACGGGCCGGGCTTCATGGCCAGCCTCATCAGCATCGCCGAGTACAAGGTCTGGGCGGGCATCACCGGCACCGCGCAGGACGCGTTGCTGACCGTCCTGGTGGACGCCGTCTCGATGGAGGTCCGTCGCTGGTGCGACCGCAACCTGACCAACGGCTTCGAGTCCGTGAGCCGCACCGAGCGGTACGACGGCAACGACGAGCAGACCATCCAACTCATCGAATGGCCAGTGACCAGCATCACCAGCGTCACGCTCTACACGGCGGGCGGCGACACGACCGTCATCGACTCCGACACGTATCGCGTCAACGGCGATTCGGGCGTGCTGTCTCGCATCGACCCCAAGCGGGCGCGGTTCCCAGTCACTGCGTTCGGCACCGTCGAGGCGACGTTCTCCACCCAGCCGTGGTTCGAGGAGGGATTCGACAACGTGCAGGTGGTGTACACCGGCGGGTACGCGACGATCCCGGCTGACCTCAAGATGGCGTGCTACCGCCTGACGGACCTTGCCTATTCGGCCCGCGGCCGCAACTTCGGCGTTCAGTCCGAAAGCCTCGGCGGGTACTCGTACACGAACGCGAACCCGAAGGCCACCAACGAACTGAAGGCCGAACTCGTGCGAGCGTACAACACCGGGAGGGCGTGACGTGGCGAACACGCCGTGGCATCTGCTGACCCAGACGATGGACGTTTACACCACCACATGGTCGACGGCCAATGACGGCGTACCACGTGGAAGTGGTCCCGTTTCGGCGTCGTTTTCGGTGGCGTGCAGCGTACAACCGGGCTCGGCGGCGGATGGTCTGGTCTACGGCCGCGACACCACGACCAAGATATTCGAGGTGTACTGCGCCCCAATCACGACAGCCGGCGCCGCGTGGAACGTGACGCCCAAGGACAAGGTGATCATCAACGGCGTGCAGTACAGGGTCGCGGGCCAGCCCCGGGACCTGATTTTGCAGGGCGTGATCTACGTGGTCACCCTTGAGAGGGACCAAGACTAATGGCCCTCCGCGTGACCAAGACAATCATGCAACTGGACAAGCCACGGCTGCAGCAACTGCTCGGCGAGGCGGCCAACCACGGCGTCGACCGTGCCGCCACGCAGTGCGTGCGGTTCATCAAGCAGTCGTTTCCCAAGACCTCGTGGTTTCAGCCGTCGCCCGTTGGCG